TATCTTCCAGAAAAAATTACATCCCCGACATACGGCTGCATAATTCCAATATTTTCATTTTCAGTAAAATTGGAATCAATTTCTGCAGATTTTGAGTCGTTGGTGTTTCCTGCAGCAGCTTCTTGATATGAGTTTGAATTTCCGGAAGTAGCTCCGCTTACTTCTTTGTTTTGAACTGTCGGTATAGCATTATGATGAATATTTCCTTGTAAACTTACAACATCTACATAGTAATTTTCAAGACCACTATCTAAACCTGATGCGAATGATCCAGGCGCCTGAATAACTCCAACTACTTCTCCCACGATTGGAATTCGCACTACTGAAATATTAAATGGCCTTACAGTAACAATAGATGCAGAATTTTTTTCAGTTTGAGGATACAAACCTAACGGAGCGACTTTCAACCCATATATTAAATTAGGGTTGTCATCTACATAAATTACTTCTTTAACTTCAGCAAAATACATTTATAATCCGTCTTGTAAATTATCAATTTCTGACTCTAATTGAGATTGCTTAGCTGATATCTCAACGACTTTTTGATTTATATTTGATTCCGTACCGGTAATTTGATCTAACTCTCCTAGCAACTGCTTTTTCTCTTCATCAGATAACATCCAAGAGTTTCCGGTTTCTGCTTGAACTCGACTATTTGTAGAAATTAGTCGCTGCACAACAGCGGCTAATTTTACTAACGCTTCATCATTTTTAACGCTAATTTCTAAATACTCTTTAATCAAAGGAACTATTACTGTAGCATCACCGATATTTTTAATTAGCGGTTTTAACTCTGCAATTAACAAATTAATTTGCCTGTCCTTTTTAGAGCTATTCTGATAAATGTCTTTCATTAATTCAGAAAAGCTTTTTCCTTTAAATATTTCAACATCAAAATCCATAGACTATTTTAAATAAATATTTTATTCTAGGAATTCTGATTTCGTAAAATAATCTTTACTTAAAGTTGCTTGTCCGGTACGTTTAAAATTCATATACATTTCTAAATACGCGCCTTTCATTATGTTAACAACTCGAGTTATATACTGAGTCTTAACTCCGGTACGTTCGCGAATTAATATATACAATGCTTTTTTATTGAAATTTTCAATATTTTCTCTGTGACGAAAAAGTTCTAAAATTGAGTCGGCTACGGATAAATCAGAATTTTTATGAAAGAAGTTTGTTAAATTGTCATCCATAAATTTTACGTATAAATCCATAAATTCTGTTTTCTCTTGCAAATCTTGCTCACGAACAATTTCGTTAATTACGCTTCTGGAATCATCTACTACTTGCAAATCTTCGGAATTCCTAAACTTATGATAGTTGTTGTTATTGTGTATAATCAAATAGTTTTTAGCAATAATTGAAAAGTATGAAAAAGCTTTTCCTTTACTAGGATCGGTATACTTATGAATTTTTTCATTTAAAAATGCAACGACTTCATGTTTAACATCTTCATAAGGTACGTCGAATTGATAAAATTTAAAAGTATGAATGATATTTTCAACTAACTTATCAAAAGGATATTTAATATGCGACTCATAAAGTCTATTACGATCATTATCATTGGTTAATTGATTGTATAGCAATATTGCATTTTCAGTATCTTTAGTAAAATACTGTTTATTTTTTGATTTTCTACCACGCGTTTTCGGTTGCGTTTGATTATTCAGCGTCTCGGTACTCATATATTGATTCAATAGTTTTTGTTAAATCTTCTGATAAAGATTTAATATTTTTAAATGTAAATCCTACTTCGTCATCAGCTTCAAATGAACCTCGAAGATCGATTTCTTTAAGTTGTATTTCAGTTTCTAAAACTACTTTTCGAATTTCTTCTAATTTATTATAATGAAATAAAAGCTCATCTTCAAGAAGTTCAACTTGTCTTGTTAAATTATAACAGCCAATTGAAAGCGCGACAATTAATGCCACGGAAATTATTAGTATGATAATTGCAACCATTATCCGAAAATTTTATCAAATGCAGATTTTAAACTTTCATCAGCTACAGGATCGTTAACTGAATTCATTTTTGTTTTTGGCTTTATAGTCACCGTTTCTACTACATGACTTTGATTAGATTCAATTAACGTAGCTAAATGATCTGAATGGTGAATTAAAATAGGTAAATCCGTTTTCAATGAAAACTCAGGCTGACCTGCCATTAAATACGACTCATTTCCTTTACTGTATAACCCGTCATGAAGTTTAATGGCCAGATATTCGTTTTCAGAATACGATACGCCAAACTGCTGCAGCGTAAACACACTTCGATCAGGCACTTTCATGAAATTTAAAGCAGGATTAATTTTATAAATTTGCCCACGTTCTACATGCCATTTCGAATCGTTAGGAATATAATAGTCTTCTGTTTTTGAACCGACTTTGCCTAAATCGTGATTGATTGCAGCAAAGACGACTTCTTCAAGAGTGAATTTATTTACGTCAGCTCCTAATTTATTCCATGTTTCATATAACGAAATAGAAACTTTCACTACTCGATTAACGTGATCGATATAGCCTCCTGGAAAACAATTATGTCTTGTCGAATGTGATGAAGCCGGAGCTGTTAAAATTCGATCAGCTAATTCTTCATACATTTTAATCAACGCTTCTTTTCGTGGTGACGAAATGTATTTGTCAATATATGACATCAACGTTTCCCATTGTGCATGTGTGTCTTGTTTTCCCATAGTTTATATAATTTTATCGATAATTCCAAATTCTAGTGCTTTTTCTGCATTCATATAAAAATCTTTTCTGCAAGATTTTCTCCAAAATTCATCAGTTTGATTAGTCTTAACTGACATTAACTTAAAAAACTCATCTTCGATATAATCGATATGCTCTGCGTTTGCCTTTATATCTGCAGATTTACCAAAAATTTCTGCAGACACTTCATGCAGCATAATAGTGGATGATTTTGATGCAGCTCGCACTCCAGTACCGCAACAAAGAATCATTGCAGCTGCTGACATTGCACGACCGCGCGCGACAACATTAACTGGCACTGATAATGTCGATATGTAATCAATTATTCCTAAAGCCTCGTATACATCACCTCCATTGGAATTTATCATTAACGTGACAGGATCTGATTTTTTATCTTCAGGCCTATTATTTAATATAATTCGTACTTTTGAAATGAAATCGAATAAACATCCAATTACAATATCTCCATGTATATACACAATAGAGTCGTCAATGTTCAATCCATATTCAACTTCATTAAATGTATAGTCGACGTCGACAGATTCCTGAGTCGCAACTTGTTTCTTTTTCACAGGCTCATCGCCATATATATTTTTTCGCATATTAATTATTTTAAGAAATATATGAATTTCTTTTGTATCTAAATTAGTTTTGACAATTCTTTATTAGCTTTTTTCAATTCACGTAGCATTTCAGCTTTTTTGCCTTTACGCTTTTCATGAAATAACTCAACCTTCAATGATTGAATACGCTTAGCTAACTCATGAGTTAACGTTTCTTTTTCTTGCTTTGTTAACTTTTGTTTTTCTTGTTTTGGCTCGACCACCGTAGGTTTCATTGTACCTTTAAGCGATGGCTGCTCAACTCCTTTGAAAAAGACATTTCCTTCAGCATCTACATACTCTTTCATGAATTTCCATCCTTTAGGCTTTCCTGAATTATTTTGTGTAGAACGTATTACCGGTGGTTCGCAATAACTTTGTGCGCATTTCCAACATAATACTGCGACAGCTTTATCGCCTACTAAAGAATAATTTTTACATTCTTTTCCTTTCCAATATTTTCCATCTGGAATAGAATTACTGCAAATCATCATCCTTCGATTTCGTTCATCAAATTTTACTTTATAAACTGTTTTAGGATAGTTTTTTTCTGTTTGAGATTTTAAATCTGTACTCATGATTTATAACTAATTTAAATTAGACTTTAACGCCGCCTGTATATTGACCAGCGGCTTTATTTTTTCTAGGAGGCTCTGGATATCTTTTTTCCAAAGTAGGATCGACTTCAATTTTTTCTTCGACAGGAGCTAGCTCAACAACTGGCTCGACATCAGTGACTGGTATTATTTGCTCTTGCACGATGTCTTCGTTTAAAACGACTTCAGGTTCGGTTTTAATATTAAGAGGTTCGCTGATAGAAAGAAAATTAAAAACTAAAACCATGCAAATTGCCAATGGGTCAAATACTATAATAAATAGAATAATAAGTACATTAACTATTTTGTCCATGGATACATCTAACATTTTAGATATATACGTCAATGACCCTAATTCTGATCCTATATCGCTTTGAATAGATGATTGAGTAATTACTACTTTTATTTTCGACACTGAATCAGAATATGCGACTATTTTTTGATTTAAAATTTCAATTTCGCCATTAAGTCGATTAATCGAGCTTTCTGAATTAGCAGAACTTCTATCTGCAGACCTAGACGCTTTATTTTGAGCGACTAACTGACTTGCTCGTTGCTCTTGCAAATTTTGCAAACTCAAGTAATTTGTTAATTGCTTGTTTTTTGCATCTAACTGAGTCGAATTCATTTTAATAGCCGACTCATAATATAATTGTTTAGCTGTTAAACTATCAACTGTCGTTTTTGTTAAATCGTATTTTGATTTAGTTTGTTGATATGCTGCAGACAAAAATCCATAAATGCCAATCGACGTAATGCTCATGATAATAAGCATTGACAGTATCAAGTAAAACTTAAGAACTCCAGCTGCTGTAGCCCAATGTTTATGTAAAAACGATGCTATTACTAATTTTGACGACTCTAAAGTCGACGCCATGATTATAACAGCAACTGAAGCGCCGGCAAAAAGTTTTGATAAACCTACTATCGAAAAAAATGCCGCGCAAATTGCTAATGATAAAGCGATAACGCCGACAAGAATTTTTAATAGAAGTTTATTCATTAGTTTCAAGCTCGAGTCGATCGACTACTACTTTTAGATCTTTAACAATAGTTTCAATGAAATTGATTGCTTCATTTCCAGACATTGTTTTCATTTCGATAGCGCGTTGAAGAGACTGTAATTTAAAAGTCTGAGCTTCAATTTTTCTAATTGTATGTTCTTTATAACGCATAATTTAATAAATTAATATTAATAAAATATAATAAATAAATATTAATATTTTAACAATAATTATTGAATTTGTAAATTTTCTTTTAAAATTGTTGAATATTTTTTACGGTATTCTAACAATGCCAGTTCTTTACTTTTAGCTTCGATCATAACATCAACATCTACACCAAACGTATCTATATATTCAGTCACGTAGTCTGAATGCGCACGTGGATTGATAGTGCTGTCATTTTCATGAATCGACTTTGACTCAGAATAATGCACTACAGGTTTTATTTCATTCCAAGTTGTCACTGCTAATCGCAGTGCTTGCTCGGCTGACAAATCGCCTGTGTTAAATGTGTGATGATGAAAGTCAAATACTATTGGTACACCGACTTTTCGATACACTAATTCGTATAAATCCAACACTGAAAACATAGTAGCTTTATCGTCATTTTCAACAGTTAAACGGGATCTAACACCCTCCGATAGCCTGAGAAAGTTTTCGCACCAAGTTTCAGCCGCGCTGAATTTATTACCATATGTAGCTCCGATATGAATGTTAATTTTATTATATGGGGTTCGCGACAATCCCATTAAATCAAATAACAGTGCATGCATTTCTAAATCCTTGAAAGTGTTTTGCACTACTTCTTCATTTGAAGAAGCTAGCAAGTTAAAAGGACCGGGGTGGGTCGTAATGCGAATTCCATTCTTAGTAGCAAAATCACCGCAACGTTTAAGAGTTGCGCAGATTTCGTCAAAGTCAGGAAATTGTCTCACATCGACTTTATTACCCCATGGAAATAAGTCACTTCCTAATCGGAAAAAATAAATTTCATTTTCTAAATTCCATTTGAGAATTGTTTCTAAATCTCGCGCATTTAACAATGCCAATTCTGAAGCGTGATTTAAACCTTTAGCTTCAAGCGTTGCTTTGCGCATTGCACGACCGGTTAGAATATGCTTCTTACCTAAAGTCATGTTGATGCATGCATAACCAATGTTACCCATAACAATTTTTATTTATTAAATATAAGTTAAAATTTTCTAATTACCAAATTTTTCTTCAAGAATAACAGCTTCTTCAATTAATCGACAAAAATATATTTTTTCATTTTTACGTAACGCTAACGAAGTATCTAAATATTCTTTAACCAACTCTACATTTTTTATTTGCGACTCGCTGAATATTCTTACTACCTCATATAAATTATTTTGAAAGTTAACAAACGTTCTATTCAATGAAAACATGTTAATTTTTAATTATAGGGTTGTTATGACCAATTATAGAATAAATTTTACAAAAAGCACATCGTTGAAACAATTTCAATTCTCGTTCAGTAACTTTCATTTCTGAAAGTACATATCCGCGCATAAAAATTTCTCGCACAGACGTCTTTAACACTTTTTCATTATCGCTGTTAATTACGACAAAATCATTTACAAACACAATATTTACGTCAGCTTCTTTTGAAAAGGCAAAGTCGATAGCTTCGACTACTGTAGATTTTAAAGGCCCTGTTAACTGTTCATATGAGGCTGGAATTATTTCTGAATAATCGCTGTTTGAATAATCTTCAAAAAGATTAGTGCATAACAAATCAAACAAAAATAATAGTTTTTCATCTGTCGGTAACGACTCAAAAAATTCATAATCTGACTCGTCAAATTCAATATCGTTATAATCCATATGATTCAGAATTTAAAAACATATCATGAGCGAGCCAGGAAGGATCAACTACATCTTTTACGCAATCAAAATTTTCTTGAGTATGAAAATAGTTACGAAATGCTGCTCGACGCTGCTCAGCATCTTCAATTGCAGCTAACGTTTTCAATTCAGACCACTGAGTTTTTGAGAATTGAATAATTTTCGAAGTATTATGTATATTTTTCATGAATCTTATTTAAGATGATCAATCCAGAATGTGAAAGTGATATTTTATCTTTAACGGCTTGTATACAATTATCTAGTATATATAAATCACCGGAACGTTCTAGGACTCTCTCAGCGTCATAATTTGTGGCAACATAAGCTCTTAATGCAATTAGTTTTTTAAAGACTGAATTTTGTTTATCTGAGTCTGAATATTGTTTATCTCTGTTAATACATTTTTCAAAAAGCAACTCTACGCTTTCCATATTTTCAGAAGAGGCTATGGAATTTACAGGTAGATCCCAGATCATTTCTGTACTCATACTGCCTGATTTTGACGCCATTTCAGAAACGTGAGTTTCAAAATTTCGAAAAAACTCTTCAAGAGAAAGTGGTTTAGACATTTAAGTTGTTTTGCGACGCGTTGAAGATTTTTTATTTTTTAGTAAATTATTTTCATCTAACAAGTCAGCATTTTTTTCTTCTAACTTAGCAACATAATCTTGCAATGCTGATATGATGTGAAATTTCGATTCGATTGTCAATTCATGCACTTGAATTATTTGACGTAAATGATAGTTGTAAAATGCAATAGAAATGAATATTACAACTCCGAAAATAGATAGTATTAGGCTTGCGGTCATATTATTTTAAAATGTAAAATGTAACGTCTCCAGTTAAATAGTCAGCTCGTGTAATAACTTTATTGTATTTTTCTACTAAGTAATTTAGCCATATACCGGGATCATGCACGATTAAAGCTTTTAAATCTTCTTCAGCTAAATCTTCAGGCACGCCTGTTAAAAAATTAACAGCGACCCCGACATTGCAAACGGCAAACATTTGATCTATTACCTTCTTTGCATATTCAACCATATCAGGATGATCGTTTAAATTGAAAAGCCCTGATCCTACTACCCAATCGTAATTTTCTGTTTTGAAATTAAGCACATCTGCAGATTCTACATTTACATTGATAAATTTACGTTTTGCAATTTCTATTAAATTAGGATTAAGGTCAATACCTTTATATTGAATTTGGTCGTTTTGAAAAAGATTTTGTAAATAGCCATATAAATCTGCGCGACCGCATCCTACATCGAGAACTGAATTATTGTATTGCGTAAAATAGCATAATGCTGAAAATAACAATTCTTGTTCGACAGTAGATAGCCATCCAACCACTAAAGGATTTGTTAATAGATAATCAGCATCAAACACAGATTCATCTGAATCGGCATTAGCTACTTCTGTTACCTCGGCAGAAGGCAATTCTTCAACGAGTTTCGCGGAAATTATTTCCGGTTCTTGCAACGCAACGCGCTCGCTATTTTTGTCAAAAAGTGTTTTTATTGAATTCCACATAACTAAACTAATTTATTAATAAATATCAAATTTCGATGATTTAATTGATTTTTCATCTCGGCGAGTCTTTCTAGCTTCGATACGCGCCATTTTGTCTTCCATTTCCATTCCTTCAATGCGAAGTGGATGAGTTCGATTTAAATTTTGAAAAATTTTTGCATTGCCTTGCGCGTGCTCCCATGCTTTAACAGGCGTCGTAGTCGGAGGAATAAAAAACTCAGATAAAATATCTTTTAAAAGCAAATCATCCTGCTCTTGCACGATTGTATACCCATTAGCGGTAGCCAATAAATACGCACCAGGAAACTGTTTATGCACTTTTTTCTTATATTTTTCAATGAGTTTTTTATCGGTATCTAAAAGTTTTATCATTTTTGGTTATCAATATACTGAGTGATTAAGAACGAATGTATACGAAGGTATACGATATGTAATCGGTAAAGGATAAAGCCTAGTTCCTTATAAGAATTTATCTGCAAGTTTCTTGATATACTCTTCTTCTTCAACAGTTAAAAGTCTTGAATTTCGAGCAAGCTTGTCCAAAGCAATATTAATTTCATCAACCGCTAAACTAGCTCCGTTATTTACTGGAACATTATTAGATTGCATATTATTTACAATTTCTATTAATTCATCTAATTCCCAATCTGGTAATTGATCAACAAATTCTTCTACTGAAATGTCTATTTCTGTTTCGCTATAAAAGGTTGGCATTATTCTTCGATTTTAAGTTCTTGATTTGCGGTTTTTACTAAAAGAAAATTTTCTAAATTGGATTTTTCCAATTGCAATTTGCGAGTCTCAGCGGCTTGTCTATTAACAAAAGTACCAATTACAAATTCGCCTTCTTTTAAAGACCAACATGATCCAAATTTAGGATGCGTAGCTGGCACAATTCGAAATTTTGATTTTTTCTGTCTCATGATTATTTACGGGTTTTAATTACTAAATCTTTTGAGGTATATTCTACAGTACCATATGAATTTTTCTCAGAAATTCTCGTTGCTAAGTCGAAAAGATCTTTATTTGAAAAATCAATTCCTACATCTGCAACTCGAGTTAATTCACTTTCTGTGTAATAAGAAAGTTGTTCTTTTTCGAGTACGATTGCAAATTTGCCAAATTTAACTGCATTAGTCGTTGCTGGTATTACTTTTTTTGCCATTTTATTTATTGAGCTTTAAATTAAGAATTTATTAGTTAAGTGTCAAATCTTTTTTGAATTATTTTTTAACTTTGTAATAGCAAAGATATCCACAATCGTCGTCATACCAATCTACTGGATCGATATCAATAAACGACTCAAGTTGACCTACTACTTTTGCAGGTAAAGATTTCCAATATCCTATTCGCAAATAACGGTCATCATCTCTGAATTGAATTTCAGATTGTTCATATCCATTTAACATTAAAATGGCTTCAATTGATTTTTCTAAATCACTAACTGGGGCTTCGGTTTCTAATCTCATTTTTTAATTAATTACTATACATAAAAATAAGAGATTGATCGGTATGTACCAAATTTTTTGGTTAGTTTTATTCATTGACTATCAATAGGTTATATAACCAATTGAGTATCAATTAAATTGATTTTATAAATTTACTATTCAGCTCGTCAAGAATATTTCCTAAGCTTTTTTTAGTTTTTGTCATTATAGAATTTTCCCATTGCTTTCTAATAAACTCTAAACGAAAATTGAATTTGTCGAGTAGCGCTTCAGTTTCTTTATCTGAAATAGAAATTTGATAAGTATATGTACCGTTAACAATGGTAATTAAGTTTTCATTGAGTTTTATAAAAATTTCGTCAAAATGAATGTATCGAGTACCTGATATTGGAGCAATCAACATAGTCGATGTCGGATTGGCAATTGCTCTTCGCACTATAGTAATAGCTAAATCTTTCGTTTCACTTTCTTCAAGTTTTGAATCCATCGCAGTTTCAAAATAACGATTTAATTTTCGAAATACAACTCGAGTACGCGCGAATCTGTATCGCAGCCATAGTTTTATATGTTTTTTCATTTTAAGATAAGTTACAAAAGAAAGGCCGGCCTTTTAGGACCGGCTCGATTTAAACCAAGAATGTACTTTTAGTAGCGGGGGCAGGATTCGAACCTGCGTCGTTCGGCTTATGAGACCGAGCTGGAACCATCTCCAGTCCACCCCGCGGTGATAATTATATTATTCGTTTTTTCTATGTAAACAATGCATTCCATCCATCAATGATGCCATTAGAAGAAATAGAAATGAAAAATTTATTTGATTGCCAATTAGGCAGACCATTGCGAAAAGCATTGACGATACGTATTGTATAGCGAACCGATTAACGTAAAATTTTTCAGCAAATGTTAAAAACTGTTTTTTGAAGTTTAAAGATATTAAATTCATGATTATTTATTTTTTTAAATATAAGAATTAATTTTCAAGTCACCAAATTTATTTTAAATTTTTCCAGAAATCCAAAAAAATTCTTTGTTTAGAATGTTTTGTGAATATTCATTGACGCAAGGCCTTCCGGTATTATACGCACCAAAAACCAATCCCCAATCTCGATATCGATTGTGTAGCATACGAAGAAGCTTCATCGAAGTCATGACATTTAATCGAACGTCTGATTTTAGTTTCCAGTTAGGAATAGATTTTTTATTCACCATCTTAAATGTATTTGGCATAATTTGCATTGGGCCGAGTGCGCCGGCAGTGGAAACTTGCTCTGGGTTGTATGACAAATGCATCGGTCCGCGATAATTGGTTTCTTGATATGCTAAAGAAAACGCATATGATTCCGGAATGTCGTATAACTTTGCGTATTTTTTAATATAGAAATACATTTGAATCGATGGAGAAGAATTAACAATTCCTATACTATCTACACCGTATACATACGGATCTTTTTTTGAAGTACTAGAAGATATCGATAAACTTGCAACCATACAAATTGCTAGCACTGCTACTGTAACTAATTTACGTTTCATGTTATTTAGGTTGATTAGAAGTTAATCTGTTGCCATAAGCTTTGAAGACAGACAATCCGATAGACTCGTCGTATAGTTTATACGTTCCATCAATTCGATTTAAAACTAACAATTCTCCACGTTCTGTAACTGCTATTGAGCAGCTTGTTGACGATATAACTTTTACAGACTCGATGTCGGCACTGTTAACGACTTTTTTCATGGAAGTGTAGTAATATCCTCCAAAAAAAGCTCCGGTTACTGATCCGGCAAATAAAGCTACGTTCAATGTAGGTTTTACGTAACTTTGAATTTTAATCCAAACTTGCTTCATGATTATTTGATTTAAAGTTTATATAAATTAAGTTAATCTTCTATACTATTTTTCTTTTTTGACCAAATATTAGCAAACTGCTCTGACCCGTCAACCCCAATAAATGGAATTACGATGCTGTCATTAACTGTCACTGCGGTGTAAATCCATCGCTCTGAATGTTGAGGATGAAGACGCAATTCAGTTAGTCTGACTTTTTTAAGAGCTCCTAAAAAGGTAATGTCGACAACATCACCGATTTTCCATTTTGGTTTTTTCATTTGCTCGATCGGAGCTCGTTCTTTTTTCGGTCTTGCCATTACACTAATCTTTTATTACCATGTATACACTTCACTGTCGGGAATCTGAGACTGTAATTTCCAGATTGATTTTGCGTTTCTTCAAAATACTGAACTGTAACAATCTTATTTAGAATTTCTTCTGGCTGGCGACGAAAATACTCTCGCTCGTCAATTGAAAATCCCGACCCTACTGAAACTTTATTGTTCTTATGAATGATTACAATATTTGATAAAACTTCTTTAGTTACCTCTAAACCATTTTCAATCATTCTAAACGGCCCAAATTCTAAATCAACTACTTCATATTCAGCATCGTAAAACGATTTGCATTTTACCATGTTTTTGCTACGCTTTCCTTCATAACAAGAAGTTGATTTACGTAAAATCAATCCTTCCCATTTTCTTTCATCGGCATAGTTCATAAATTCTATATATTTAGACTCGCGATCGATATCAATTTGCTCGACTATTTCTAAATGCAAAAACGAGCCATTTAATACAGACTGCAGCTTTGTATACCGGTCTGCATACGTTACATTTCCTTTTTTCGCGCGAAAGTCTTGACCGTCTATGATGTCAAATACTAAATATTTAGGCAAATCAATAGTATGATCTTTACGTCGGATCTGTTTCATAATTCCTTGAAAATCTTCATTTCCGTCTTTGTCTACTAAACAAATTTCTCCGTCAAGCACGACATCTTTTAAATTCAACTTGTCAAGTTCATCTTTAACTTTCTGCAGAGTTTCAAACTCGTTTCCTTGACGAGACCAGAGTGATATAGAACCTGCTTCGTCAATTACCGCTAAACATCTTACACCGTCGAGCTTTCGAGAAGCAACCCATGAATCTTTAGTAAAATCAATATTTACATCTTCCATCGACGCTGCCAATGCTACGTCGAATGTTGGAATTAAATCAGGAATAACTTTGTTGATCAAGCTGTCACCCATTCGAATTTCTAAATCTTTACCAATTATTTTGTAAATAAGATCTTTGTAGTCTTCGTTACGAAAACAAAAGTCATTTACTGAATTAATAGCTTTGTGCCCGGTAATTTCTCGTTTACGAAGCGCGTCTAACATTTCAAATAAATCTGAAAATGAATACAACGTTCCTAAATCTTCATCATAGTTTTTATCTAAATTGTCCGGAGTGACGTAGTATCGATAAAATGGATTGTATGTATAATGTAATATCTTTTTCAGAAATTCATTGGTTGCATATTTTGCAAGAATTTCTTTTTTGTCATTGATTGAATTGGTTGAATTTAACTCTTCAACTACTTTTTGCACTAAAGAAAAATCTGTCATATTTTTTAATTACTATACATAAAAATAGTATTTATTTGTTAAAGTACCAAATTGTTCGATAAACTTTTTCAATTGAAAATCAATTAGTTATTTAAATACGATCTAAAAGTTTTCTGCGTAAATTTAAACGAGACCGCAAATGTATAGCACATTCCTCAACTAAAAATCGATCGTAAATGTTAGACGGGGCTGTAACAATAATAAAATTATCAATTAACTTTTCACAAGCTTCTAATTGAATTTCAGTAGTGCAACTGTAAATAATATCGACAATTCGAGATTGAATATCTAAATACCTCTGAGAAGCTGTATACATTTAAGTTTAAAAAATTTAAAGTTTTGTAACAAAGTGTAAATGCTGTTGTAGTCAGCAGCTGCTAAATCTAACAAATTTAGATGCGAGGCATGATCTGGGCATCCTCCTAGTATATGTAATAATTCTGTCATTACTTAAATATAAGACAAAATTATCAAAGTGCCAAATTATGTTGCTTTTCTTCTTGACTTAACAATCCTTTTCCATATTTCGCTAATCGCTCAAAATATCGAGCTTTTACAAAATCATGTATTGGTAACGGTTTTCCGTCATCATCAATTCGCACAAATTTAATTTTTGTATGCGTTACAGTTTCTTGCGCTCCGGTATATACATTATGCTTTCGCACTTCAATGTAAATTGAAATTGATGTAGTTCCAAATTCAACGACTTGACCATATACCTTTAAAATATTTCCAACTTTTACAGGTTTGGTAAAAACTAACTCGTCAATCTTTACAGTTACAATACGTTGAGTATCGCAAATTTGCGCTGCGTATGAAGCTGACGCGTCGTCAATAATAGCAAGAATTGTTCCTCCAAACATGTTGTTATGAACGCCAATATCTCCTTGCTTACATATGTAAGTAGTAATAAGTTCCAAAACTTAATTAATTATAGAATTTAACTGTAAATTCTTGTTTATCGTATATAATGTAACTACAATTTTCAACCCAATCTCCGCAGTTTAAATAATGAATATCATCAATCATTTTATTATCCGGCGTATGAATATGCCCCGCAATTACTCCATGACATCCATGGTGTTTTGCTTGGTATGCAAGTTGCGTTTCAAAATTAGTAATAAATTTAATTGCATTTTTTACATTCTTTTTCAAAAATGCGCTTAGCGAAAATTTATATCCAAGTCGTTTAATTAAGCGATCAAATGATATAGCTATTTCATAGCCTACAGATCCTAAAATTCCTAACCATTTAAGTTTAACTATACCATCAAATTTATCGCCGTGACAAATGTAATATCCGTTCCAAATATATTCATCAACGATTTGAATTGAATCTCCTAACGACATAGGCGAATAGCCACGCAAAAAATCGTCATGATTTCCAGTAATGTAAATTACACGCGTACCTCGTTGCGATAGCTGCATGATTTTTCTAATTACTGAATTGTAATCATTACACCAATAATGTCGTTTTTTTAAAATCCATCCGTCAATGAAATCTCCGACGATGAAAAGATGTTTAGGTTCATAATCTTTTAAAACTTCTAGAAGCTGCGCTACGCAGCTTCCTTTAGAACCTAAATGCACATCTGAAATAAATAACGCTTCTACTTTCATAACTTAAAATACAATGCATAGTTCTTTAGTAAGCCAACCTACGATAATTTCATAATTACCGTTTAGCCATCTGCTGTATGTAAATTTTATGTAAGGTAAAAGATAGCATTGTGAATCAATGCTATTTATTTGTAGATTTATACTTTTTAAATTTAATTGAAATTTCATAACTTTTTAATTTGATAAAGGTGCTTAATTGTTATACCTCAATGATTCTTAAATGTTTTAACCCATTTTGAGCTAACACATCATTAGCTTTTCTTATTAACTTATCAAAAAGTAATGGGCTATTAACATATATCGAATTAATATGTTTATATCCACCTGAATAATGACCGCTCTCATCTTCTGGTGTAAGTTTTAATCCGTTATTGTTTAGCAATTTAATAGCATCCAATATATTATCTAATGATTTGTTGGTTTGCTGGGGGTCAATTATCTCGTAGCGGTTTTCATTTAACACTTTACCAATCTCCTCTCTAATAATTTGTCGTAATTGCAATTTTTTCATGATTTATATTTTATTATAAATATTAGCCAAATTGATAAGGGTGCTTTAATTGTTGGGTATGATTATTTGAAATAAGTAGAAAACTTAGATGGATTCACTTTAATATTAGCATTAGCCCCGGGTGTTTTTCGTGTTTCTTTATCATGTACCCACACTTCTGCAGAAGCATAACCTTCAGGGGCTGTTGCTTCTAAGTCTCTTAGTTGTTGAATAAATCCAATCCCATCAATTTTAGGTGATGTGAAGGAATCTTTAGTAAAATAAAATGACTTTCCATTAATTGATGTTATAGTTACAGGTAAATTACTTGCTTCTTTTAACACTTTACCAATCTCCTCTCTAATAATTTGTCGTAGTTCTGATTTTTTCATAGGTTATGCTATTTTATGTATGTTTTGTGCTGTTAGTTCAAATTCATAATTTTCATATTAATAAATATGTTTAATTTAATAAAGGTGCTTTAATTGTTGGGTGTGATTGATTATCCCAAGTAATCAATAAAACTTGCATGTCCTGAGCGTAAATCATTTAATTTATCAATCAACATTTTTCTTGCTTGTGG